CCCGGGGAAACCGGCCGAATAGGGGGGCGGGAAGAAGAACGGCCGCATGAAGCTGCCGCAGAAGTGGCTCGACCTGTTTGGCGGCGCAGACGCGGAGGGCGCAGCGCTTGGGTATCAGGCGGCCCCATTCAAGGTGTCTGACCGCTGCTGCTACTACCTCAAGGAAAAGCCCTGCAACGACTGGGCACGGGACCACAACAGTGTGCCCTACATGGGCCTTATGGCCAGCGAAGGCGGGCGGCGCGAAAAAAGCCTGAAGATGCACGGCTGCAACTATTTCGGCAAGACCACCACCAGAAGCGCGCCCTTTGCCATTTTCGACCGACAGGACATTTTGCAGCTTGCGCTTGATTTGAACGTTCCTATTCCCGCCGAATATGGCGAGATCGCGAAGGACAGAGACGGCAAGTTGTACACCACAAAGGCGCAGCGCACCGGCTGCACCATGTGCGGCTTTGGGATCCACGTCGAGGGCAGGCCGCATCGGTTTGATATTTTGCGGGAAACCAACCCCAAAGAATGGGAGTTCTGGATGAAGCACGTCTGCCGGGACGAAAATGGAAACTGGTACGGCTGGGGCCGTGTGCTGGACTATATCGGCATCGGCTGGGAAGACGTGCCGGAGCAGGCCGTGCAGATGCACATTGACGATCTGATGGAGGATGTGAAGTGATAAAAAAATCATACACTGTTCTTCCTTGCCCAAAGTGCGGGAGCGGATTTATTGCATGGGGAAAGAAAATCGAGTCAGTTAATCCGAAGCTCACAGTGCTGTCAGCCCCGGGGACTGAACTTTGTTGTTTGATGTGCGGGCATTACGCACCAACACTCAAGCAGTGGAACAGCGAGGAACGAAAGAAATGCACTTGACTCTCTACGGCGACCCGCGCACAAAGAAAAACTCTGCCCGCATTCTCCGCACACGCTCCGGGACCCCATTCGTGGCCCCCAGCAAGGTTTATGTGGATTATGAGACGGACTGCCTGCGGCAAATCAAAAAGCTGCGCAGCCCCATTTCTGCCCGCGTGAACGTGAGGTGCGTGTACTACATGAAGACCGCCCGCCGGGTCGATCTGGCAAACCTCATCGAGGCTACAACGGACATTCTGGTGAAAGCCCGCGTACTGGAGGACGACAACAGCAAGATCGTTGCCGCCCACGATGGAAGCCGGGTGGACTACGACAAGAAAAAACCAAGAGTTGAAATTTGGATCGAAGAAATGGAGGAGTAAAATGATTGATATTCTATTTGAAGTTGCAAGCACGCTGTTCATGGCAACACTTGCAGGGCTTTTCATCTGGTTTGTTCTTAGCGATGGCAACCCAATTGAATATTTCAAGCGGCGGCTCAACCGAAACAAACCTTGCCTTTGCGACCGGTGCGTATTCTTAAAGCAAAAATTTGGGGCGTCAGAATCCGGATATCACTATATCTGCCAGAGCGGTGAAAAAGACGAAGGATACATAAATCCGCCCGAATATTGCCGCGATTTTGAAGAAAGGAGCAACAATGGCTCGCACATGGATACCTGACACCGACACCCAGAAGCCGGAAAGAACCGATTACAGCACCGTTAAGGCGTGGCTGAACCGCTACCGCGAAGCGGAGAAAAGATACTACTTGCTGTCTGACCGGCTGGCCGAAGCACAGGAGGCCACCCGGCACATCACCCAGAGCCTCAGCGCGGCCCCCGGCGGCAGCAAAGATGGCCAGAGCCTTGCCCGGGCGGTGGAACGTAAGGAGGAAGCGGAGCGCCGGGCTTATGAGCAAAGAGCGGTCTGCGACAGGCTGTTCCTCGAGATCAGAAACGCGCTCGCCCAGATCCAGAACGAGAAATCATACACGGTGCTGTACAAGTACTATCTCGATTGCCTCACGTGGGAAAGGGTCGCAAAAGACATGAATTACTCTCTGCGCATGGTCTATGTCTTGCGGCGCAAAGCAATGGAGGAGCTGAGCCTTTAAGAACATTGCACTGTCATTACATTGCGGTTTCACTATCGCATGGTGTAAAATTGTATCATCGGAAAAGCCAAAAGGCAAACCGATGCATGCAGCCTCCGAAACGTGTCCCTTCTTGGCATTTTCCTCCTTTTCTGCTTGCAGGCACTGGGCTTTGCTCTCTCTTCACGTTTCGCGGGCTGCTTCTATGCGATACACTGACACAAAGGCAGCCTGACGCTCATGAGAGACAGGAGGCGGTTCGATTCCGCCGTATCGCACCATATGGCGCATGGACTAGACAACCCGCAAGGCCGCACGTGCAACCTCCCGTGCCTAGAAAAGGCCTTAGAATCCTTGCCAAGGTGTAGCTTTCCTGACAGGATGTGCGCCAACCAACAGCCCCGGCGGAGAACCGGAGCTGTTTTTATATGGCCGCCTGAGCGCAGTTTGGAGCGCGGCGCGTGTGTGTAGACACGGCTGGTTCGATTCCAAGGGCGGCTTTTATATTCCCGTAGCTCAATTGGTAGAGCGCTGGTCTCCAAAACCAGAGGCTGCAGGCTCGGTCCCTGCCGGGAATGCCATTTGCGTACCCTGGAGGGGGCTGCGCAGATAGCCGGGCATCTGGCGGCGAAAGTTCCAGATGCAGCAGCGCCCACCGTTTGACGCCTGTCCAACGCAACTGAATGCTGGGCGCTGCTTATTTTAACATTTTGACCGTTCGGATTTCCGGGCGGTTTTTCTTTTGCATGAATTTAGAGAGGTGGTGGCGGTGAGCGCAAAGCGGCTGACAGACAGGCAAAAAAAGAAGATCATCGCGGATTATATCCAGCTGCAAAATTACACCCGCACCGCAAAGCTAAACGACGTTGCAGAAAGCACTGTGCGCAAGATCGTGAAGGAAAACCCGGAATGTGCGGATTTGTGCGACAGAAAAAAAGAGCAGAATGCGCAGGACATGCTGGCCTATATGGAGAGCAAGCAAGGAGAAGCACAAGAACTTCTCGGGCTGTATCTGAAAGCGATGGCTGACCCGGACAAGATTGCGGAAGCAACACTGCCGCAGCTGTCAACGGCGTTCGGCACCATTGTGGACAAGTTTGCCATGCTGGGAGGTCAGAGCGGCGTTGAAGTCCCGGACGATGGCCTTGCGGAGGCCCTGAATGCCGCCGCAGACCTCAGCCCGCCTGACGATGTGGATCTTCTGCCAAAGGAAGAGGACGACAATGCGGAAAAGTAACGGCTTTCGCTGGAAAGCCCTCAGCCAGCGGCAGAAACAGGTTCTTAGCTGGTGGACACCGCAGAGCGCATACAGCGGATACAACGGCATCATTGCCGATGGCGCTATCCGCTCGGGCAAGACCTTTGCCATGAGCTTTTCTTTTGTCCAGTGGGCCATGACCTGCTACAGCGGCCAGCAGTTTGCCATGTGCGGCAAGACCATTGCCAGCTTCCGGCGAAACGTGCTTGGCACGCTCAAGCAGCAGCTTGCAGCCCGTGGCTACAATGTCAAAGAGCATCGGGCAGAAAATTTCATGACCGTCAGCAAAGGCGGCAAATCCAACGAGTTTTACTTTTTCGGCGGCAAAGACGAGAGCAGCCAAGACCTGATCCAGGGCATCACGCTGGCTGGGGCATTCTTTGACGAGGTGGCGCTGATGCCGCAGAGCTTTGTCAATCAGGCCACTGCCCGCTGCTCCGTCACCGGGTCAAAATTCTGGTTCAACTGCAACCCGGGCAGCCCACAGCATTGGTTTTATCTTGAGTGGGTGCGGAAATGCCGTTCCCGCAAGATGATGTACCTCCACTTTACGATGGACGACAACTTGTCGCTCTCCGAGGAAATCAAGGCCAGATACCGCAGCCAGTACAGCGGCGTTTTCTACCAGCGCTACATTCTGGGCCTGTGGACGGTGGCAGAGGGACTTGTATATGACATGTTCGACCGCAAAAAGCATGTCGTTGATGAGCTGCCGGAACTGTCCCCCAAAAGCGCCTATGTGGCGTGTGACTTTGGCACCCAGAACGCAACGGTCTTTTTGCTGCTCCAGAAGCAGGCAGATGCAGACTGCTGGATCGTCACCCGGGAGTACTACTACAGCGGCCGCGAACAGAAGCGGCAAAAGACCGTGGGCGAGTATGTTGCAGACCTCAAGGCGTGGCTGAACGGTCTCAAGCCGGAGAGGATCATTGTGGACCCCTCTGCCCTGCCACTGATCACTGAGCTGCGCAAGAACGGCTTTACCCAGACCCCGGCAAACAACGACGTTCTGAGCGGTATTCTGGACGTACAGACCATGCTGCAGACCGGGCGGCTGAAGACCTACAAAGACTGCAAGCACACGCTGGAAGAGTTCGGCGTATACGCTTGGGACCCGGATAAAGACGACGCCGTGCTGAAGGTCAACGACCACTGCATGGACGCTATCCGCTATTTCGTGCGCACAAAGCGCCTTGTGAAACTGAGGGATTGATTTTGAGCACTGTATACACATTCCAGACCTTTCAGCAGGCGCAAGCCGCCGGGGAACAGCCCGATTTTGTCCGGCGGTTCGTGCAGCAGCACTGCGCTTCCGGCCCTTACAGGATGGCGCTGGACGCTGACCTGTACGATGCCCAGAAAAACCCGGGCGCTGAGCGATTTTCGCAAGCCTACGCATTGATGCTGAAACGCCTGTCAAAAAACACCCGGCAGGATGTACCCCGGCCCGATATGGTCAAGAGCAATCTCTTCCGGAGGCTCAACAAGCAGCGTGCCACCTACTCCCTGGGAAACGGCGTCACCTTTGCGGATAAGGACGTGGACAAAGAAAAACTGGGGGCTGAATTTGACGAGCAGATCCAGAAGGCCGGATATTTTGCCCTGATCCACGGCGAAAGCTTTGGATTTTGGAACAGCGACCATCTGGTGGTGTTCAAGCTGACCGAGTTTGCGCCTCTGTACGATGAGACCTCCGGCTCCATGCGGGCCGGGGTGCGGTTCTGGCGGCTGAATCCTGACACGGATATGCACTATGTCCTGTACGAAGAGGACGGTTACACCGAGTACACGGAAAGCAGGATCGGCAGCACCATGCAGGAGACAGCCCCGAAGCAGGCGTACAAGAGCGTGGTCATCACGACCCCCGGCGGCGGGCTGGAAAGCGTGGAGGGGGAAAACTACAGCACTCTGCCTGTGGTGCCGCTGTGGGGATCCGACCTGCATCAAAGCACCCTCGTAGGCCTGAAAGCCTACATCGACAACACCGATCTGGTGACGTCCGGCTTCTGCAGCGACTTGCAGGATTGCGCGCAGATCTACTGGCTGTGTGAAAACTTTAACGGCATGACCGATGATGAGCTGCAGGAGTTCCTTGCGAAGCTGAACCTGTACCACATCGCCGGTGCGGATACCAGCGAGGGCGGCAAGATCACCCCATACACCAGCGAGGTGCCGGTGACTGCTCGGCAGACCCTGCTGGAGCTGCTGCACACCCGGGTCTATGAGGATTTCGGCGGTCTGGACGTGCATTGTGTCAGCGCAAACAGCACCAACGACCATCTGGATGCGGCTTATGAGCCCCTGAACCAGAACGCAGACGACTTCGAGGCCCAGATCAAACCTTTTGTTCGTCAGATCTGTGCGCTGGCTGGCTTTGGCAGCGCAACGCCGACATTCAACCGGAGCCGAATCGTAAACACCGCAGAGCAGGTCAGCACAGTAATCTCCGAGGCGGCGATCATTGGGCAGGACATGGCCATTGACCTACTGCCAAACCTGACCCCGGAGCAAAAGGAAAAGGCCAGGGCGTCCCTGATGGCGGAAAGCGCAGCACGAGAAACCGTGGACGAGGATGACAACGGTGATGAAACATGATTTCTGACCGTGACCGCATTTCCACCCGGCAGCTGAACCGCCTGCGCCGACGCATCCTCCGCGTATACGGCACTGCCCGCCGGGAAATGACCGAGCAGCTCACCGAGTTCCTGGGGAAGTACCGAGCGCTGGACGAGCGCAAGCGGGCGCAGCTGGATGCAGGCGAAATCACTGAAGAGGATTACCGCATCTGGCTGCAAAATCAGGTCTTTCAGTCCGATTTGATGCACGCTAAGCTGGATGGCATCACTCAGACCTGTACCACAGCACAGCAGACGGCCTACAAGCTGGCCCGGGACGAGCAATACAACATCTTTTCCTTTGGCGCAAACTGGGCTTTCTACGAGCTGGAACAGGCTGCAGGCGTGACGTTCGGGCTGACCCTGTACAACACCGAGGCAGTCAAGATGCTGCTGAAGGAGAACCCCAAACTGGTGCCCAACAAACGTATCAAAAGCGAGAGCAACCGCACCTATGACGCCCGGGTGTTCAACCGCTACGTCATGCAGGGCATCGTGCAGGGCAAGAGCGTCCACGACATCGCCGTGCAGGCCGTAAACGGCATGACAGACACGGAGATTCACTGGGCCATGAATAACGCCATCACGGCGCTCACAGGCGCTCAGAACGCCGGGGCATTGCAGCAGATGCGCAACGCCCAGGCTTTGGGCATCGAGGTCAAAAAGCGGTGGAACTCCACCCACGACTACCGCACCCGTGAAATGCACCGCCTGCTTGACCAGCAGACGGCAGAGCTTGACGAGCCGTTCAAGGTCATGGGCTACGAGATACAGCACCCCGGTGACCCAAACGCGGCCCCTGAGATGGTCTACCACTGCCGCTGTGTGTTGTCATCTGCGCTGGGCAAGTACCCACGCCAGGGCGCCGCCCGGCGGGAAAATATCGTCACATACGAGGACACGGGCATGGTGGACGCCAAAGGCAAGCCCATCAAAGTGGCCGTAAAGAAAACCGTAGCCGATATGACCTATACCGAGTGGTACAAAGCCAAAGGCGGCACGGAAGCCGAACAAATGTGGTGGGCAAAAGAGCGGGAGCGCAAGAAAAAGGAGAAGGTAAAATGATTGAGTATAAAAATAAAGCCCTGCCTCCCGGCAGGGTGTAGGGTCACTGTTCGGATTTATCCGGCACATATTCCAGTATGTCGCCGGGCTGGCAATTCAGAACGGTGCAAATTTTTTCAAGAACCCCGATGGGGAGCTGTTTGACCGTTCCAAGGCAAAGAGCCGAGATAGTTGGAGGACGAATCCCGGTTACTTCGGCAAGTTCCTTTTGCGTCATGTTTGCATCTGCGAGTAACGCTTTCAGATGATAACGAATCGACATCTCTTTCACCTCTTTCTTACATCTATAATACTACGACTTTCGTTTCAAATCAATACGAAAAAAGAAATTATTTTCAAGAAACTAACGAAAAACGTATTGACTGATTACGCAAATCGTAGTATAATATATCTTGTGAGTGAGAGGGGCGGAAAGGAGACGCCCATGAAGTTCAAGGATTTCAAGAAGCTGAACCCCGAAGAACAGCGCAAGAAGTTTGAACAGTACAAAAAAGAGTGGTTAGCTGCTCGTAACAACTAACCACTCGAAGATAAGAGAAACCAACCCAACAAAAAAGCTCCTCTTACTCACATTTTATTTTATTTATAAGAAAAAGTCAAGTAAAATGTGAGGTCATGATGATGCAAACAAGCAAAATCGCAAGCGCAGAGTTTGAGTTGGACATGGTTTCCGGTGAGCTCCAGACGATGCACAACCTGTTGAACATCTTTGCAAACTGGTTTGAGGAGACCCACAAGACGGATGATCTGATCCGCCCACGCAACGAGCGTGATGTTTCCCGCCTGTGGGATGAAGCGCCTATGTATGATTCCATCCTGTGCACGCTGTTCGGCAGCATCTCTGGTCTGGAGAAAGAAGTAAACGCAATCATTGATGAAAGCAATAAGGAGATTTCTCATGTCTAATATTCAGATTTTCAACTACCAGAACAACGAAGTTCGCACCGTGGAGCTGAACGGCGATCCGTGGTTCGTCCTGAAGGACGTGTGCAGCACGCTGAACATCAGCAACCAGAGATACGTTCAGGAGCGACTTGACCCTGATGAGGTGGGTAGGTTTGACCTCCCCCACCCCCAGAACCCCGAAAAGACCATCGAAATGGTTTGCGTCAACGAGTCCGGTCTGTACAACGTCATCCTGCGCAGCGACAAGCCGGAGGCAAAGCCCTTCCGCAAGTGGGTCACGTCCGAGGTGCTGCCGTCCATCCGCAAGAACGGCGGGTACATCGCCGGGCAGGAGCAGCTCACCCCGGAGGAGCTGATGGCAAAGGCGCTGCTTGTGGCGAACAAGACCCTTGCAGACCGGGAAGCCCGCATTTGTGAGCTGACCGCACAGAATAGCCAGCTTAACGTGGAGAAGCAGATCATGCAGCCCAAGGCAGAATACTTCGACGAACTGGTTGACCGCAACCTGTTGACCAATTTCCGGGAGACAGCCAAAGAGCTGGGCATCAAGCCAAAAGCCTTTGTGGCGTGGCTTCTGGACAAGAAATTCCTTTACCGTGACCAGAAAGGCAAGTTGCTGCCCCGTGAGGACAAGAACAACGGCCTGTTTGAGGTCAAGGAAGCCAAGAACGACAAGACCCAGTGGAGCGGCGTGCAGACGCTCATCACCCCCAAAGGCCGTGAGACGTTCCGGTTGCTGTACCTGTAACTGAATCACCGACCCTGCCCCACACCGGGGCGGGGTTTTGTTATACATGGAGTATAGCATGAATTTCAACTACGACATCAAATTCACCGACAACACCCCGCAGCTGCATGAGGCGCTGGATTCATGGGCGGAGCGGGTGCTTACCATCTGGGGCATGAAGGTGCAGGACTACGCCCAGCTGCTTGTGCCTACTGGCACGGAGGAAAGCACAGGCATACAGGGCTATGTGGGCGGTGCGCTCAAGCAGAGCCTGACCTACGCCCTCGACCTCGCAAAAAAGACCGTGACCATCGGCAGCAATCTGTTTTACAGCGTGTATGTGGAGCTGGGCACGGGCGTCTTTGCCGAGAAGGGCAACGGACGAAAAACGCCGTGGGTCTGGAAGGACTTTAACGGCAAGTGGCACTTTACCCGGGGCATGAAAGCCCGCCCGTTCCTGCGCCCGGCGGTGGAAGATCACATTGACGAGCTGCGGCAGATCGCCGTGGAAGAAGCAGAGAAGGGAGAATGACTATGAGAAAGATTTTTGCAGCAATCACGCTTTTGGCTGTGTTGCTTCTGTGCGGATGCTCTGAGGCTGACAAGGCGAACGCCAACATCTCAAAGCAGGCAGACTATTTCGAGAGCGAGCGCAAGATCACCGTCTACAACGCCCGCACGGATAAGGTCATCATGGAAGCCGAGGGCTATATGTCCATTTCCAACAACTCGGACAACGAGTTGGTCTGCACTGTGAAAATCGGCCCGGACACCTACCGCAAAAATTACATCTACCTCAACAGCTACACCATGTATGTGGTGGAGGACATTACCGGCACCCATACCGACCCGTACCACTATAAACTCTATTTCCACACTGACGTTTTGCCGAGCGTGGAAGTCAAACCGTAAAACCTAATATCTCAGCGGTTGGCGCACAGCGTCAGCCGCTTTTTTATGCCGCTATAGCTCAACTGGAAGAGCCGCCGTCTTGTAATCGGCAGGTTGTAGGTTCAAATCCTACTGGCGGCACCACACCGGCAGCACGTCCGGCAAATAAACCTTATTGCCAAGCATGGCAGCCCGAGCATGGGCAGAAAGGACTATCACATGGCACTCGAACGAAAGACTCTCCGGGCGATTCTGGAAGATGAAACGACCGACACCAGCGGCAAGCTCAAGAAAATTCTGGACGTGCTGCATGAGGAAACGGACACCTTGCAGAACCAGCTCGATGAGAAGAACGCAGCCCTCGCCAAAGCCGAAAAGGACCGCGATGCAGCCAACGGCGGCAAGGAAGCCGCCGAAAAGGCGCTGACCGACTACAAGGCCCAGCAGACCCAGAAGGACACCCACGCAGCCAAGGAAGCAAAGTTCCGGGAGCTGCTGAAGACCGCCGGGGTGCTGGACAAGTACGCAGACCGGGTCGTGCGTCTGTCCGGCGAGGACATCGACAAACTGGAACTGGACGAAAAGGGCGAAGTCAAGGACGCCAAGAAGCACACCGACAGCCTGAAAGCTGATTGGGGCGACTTCGTAGGCACTACGACCACCACCGGCGCGAAGGTGGACACCCCGCCCACCAATACCGGCTCCAAAATGACCAAAGACCAAATTTTTGCAATCAAGGACGCTGGCGAACGCCAGGCCGCGATTGCTGCAAATGCCGACCTGTTTACAGGCGGCGGAAAGGAATAACATATGGCAGCAAAAGAAGGTATCACCATGACCACCGATATCACCGTAGCCGCGCGTGAAATCGACTTTGTGACCCGTTTCCAGCGCAACTGGGACCATCTGCGCACCATTCTGGGCATCATGCGCCCCATCCGGATGCAGCCTGGCACCGTGCTCAAGAGCAAGTATGCACAGGGCACCCTGCAGAGCGGCACCGTGGGCGAGGGCGAAGAGATCCCGTTCAGCAAGTACACCGTCAAGGAGAAGGAGTACGGTAAGATCACCATCGACAAGTACGGCAAGTCTGTCACCATTGAGGCAATCCAGAATTACGGCTACGATGTCGCCGTGCAGAAGACCGATGATGAGTTCCTGTACGACCTGACCGCTCTGGTAACGGATAAGTTCTACAAGTTCCTGAACACCGGCACCCTGAAGGGCACTCCCAAGACCTTCCAGATGGCGCTGGCACATGCCAAGGGCGCGGTCGAGAACAAGTTCAAGACCATGCATCGCACCGTGACCGGCGTTGTTGGCTTTGTCAACGTGATGGACGTGTACGACTATCTGGGCAATGCCAATATCACCGTGCAGAACCAGTTCGGCTTCCAGTACATCAAGGACTTCATGGGCTACAACACCATCTTCCTGCTGTCCGACAGTGAGATCGCGAAGGGAAAGGTTATTGCCACCCCGGTAGACAACATCGTCATGTACTATGTGGATCCTGCGGATAGCGAGTTTGCCCGCGCAGGTCTGGTCTACCGGACCGCAGGCGAGGCAAGCAACCTCATCGGCTTCCACACTCAGGCAAACTACAGCACCGCAACCTCCGAGAGCTACGCCATTATGGGCGTGACCCTGTTTGCTGAGTATCTGGACGGTATCGCTGTCGAGACCATTACCCCGGGTGAATCGGTCTAACCTGCAAGGGGGTGACTTTGCATGACCGTCCCTGAGCTGTGCGCCTACACGCACAATTTTTTTGACCGGGCGGACGACCCCATTGCCGGGGAGTTCGACTTTGAGCCGGACACCGTGCCCGCCGGGGTGGTGCCGGGGCAGTATTTCCTTGTGTGCGGCTCCATCTTCAATGATGGCGTGCACATGGCCGGGGACGGCGATCTGACTGCCGAGACCTTCAACGGGACGGTGCAGCCCATGCGCGTTCCGCCTGATTTTGTGGCGTTGTCTGAAAAAATCGATGCATACGACAAGGCGCTCCCGTCCGGCGGCGTGTATGTGTCGCAGTCGTTCAATGGGTGGTCCGGGTCCATGGCGACCGGATCCGACGGACTCCCTGCGGATGGTCTGACCCGGTACCGCAAGGAGATCAACCAATGGAGGAAACTGTAATGGCAGTCAACGACTTTGTCCGGAACACCGTCATGGACGGTTTCAGCCGGAAATTCTGCTTTCTGGAAAAAAAGCTCGTTTCTGATGGGCTGTTCGGCTCCACAACCACATGGGTGCCGGGGCTGGAATTCGAGGGCGTAGAACGCCACGACACCACCATTGAGGCACAGCAGGCCGAGCAGCAGGGCACCGCTTCCACCTATTCGATCTACGTTGACAAGGGCGTTCAACTCGCCCCCTTCGACCGCATCAAGCGGTTGGAGGACGCGCAGGTATTCGAGGTCACATCTGCCAGCGCAGACAAGCTGTCTCCGGCGGAAAGCGGGATGAACCTTGCAGTTGTCCAGTGCAAAAAGGTGGTGTTGACCTGATGGGCACAGCAGAAGCCATTACAACGGCGCTGAACAGCTTTTTTTTGCTGTTTGATATTCCTGTGTACCCGGAGGATTTTGTGCCGCAGGGCGCTTCCTTGCCCTATATCACAGTGCTGCCGGTCATTCCCAAAGGATTTGACGAGAGCAGCACCTTCCACGCGCGGCTTTGGTATCCGGTGGACGGCGGAAAGCTGTCCATCATCCGCAAAACAGACGAGATCCGCGCTGCCCTTGGCGATGGGCTTACCATCGAGTGCGAGGGCGGTGCGATCCTTTTATGCGCAGGCAACCCGTGGGCGCAGTCTATGGACAACCCACCGGAAAAATACCTGTGCACATACCTTACTTTTGACGTCACATCCTTTGTGGTGTGAGAAAGGATAACGCATGAACAAAATGTATCACGCCATTTCGGCAGATGCTTTCAAAAAACTTCAGTTTCAGGCGGGTGCGCTGCTCAAAAAGTTTGACCCGGCGGGTACAACCCCCATTGCTGCAGAAGATCTTATCTGCCTGACCTCCGGCGGCATCACCATTTCCTGCAAGCCCAACACCATTGATCTGGGCGAGGATCTGGACGAAGTGCCCGAGAACACCTACCAGCTCAAGCACATCACCAGCTGGGATTGCGGTATGTCCACCACCTGCATGACCGTGAGCGCCGACACCATCAAGCTGGAGCTGGGCGCTGCGGACGTTGAAACCAACAAGATCACCGTGCGCGAAGACTACAAGGACGAGGACTTCCAGGACATCTGGTGGCATGGCAACCTGATCGGCGGCGGTTATGCCGCGGTTAAGCTGATGAAGGCTGTGAGCGATGGCGGCATCGAGCTGAAAACCACCAAGGACGGAAAGGGCAACATCAGCCTGAGCTTGAAGGGTCACTACGACATGACCGACACCAGCAAGGTGCCTATGGAGTTCTACGTCAAGGAGGCAGAATAAATGATCCTTACCATCAATCTTGACCCCGTGGAAGCGCTGCCCAAGCTGTATGATGCGGTGGACGGCATCACGCGCATGGTTATGGACGCAAAGGACAACGTGAACAACCCGGAGACCAAGGCAGCCCGGGAGACCATTGTTACAAACGCCCTGAAGATGCTGGGTGCAGAGCCGCAGAACAGTGAAGGCAGCAAGAAAAAGCTGACCCCCAGAGAGTTTGCGCTTGCTGCGCTGGACTTTGTCAAGCCTCTGATGAAACTTGACCCTGAGCGCACCGTGAACGCCCTGCACCAGCTGTACACGCTGGAAGAGGGCGAAAAAGACACCCTGCCCAAGGCGTTTACTGCACTTACCAAGTCCGTGATGCAGAAAGACGTGCAGGATTTTTTGTCCTCTCTGGCAGACTTGAACGGCCTGAGTTTTGGCACTACGTCTGCCGAGCCGACCTCCAGCATCTCCGCGCCTACGGCTTAAAGTATTTCGTCTGGTTCGTAATCAGCGAGATGCGGGAACAGCAGCGCACAAGAGCATACCAGCTGTACACGGCTGATATGCTCTATCTTTGTGCTGTATCTCTTGGTCAGCCGGTGGAGAAGCCCTTCAGCGAGATCATGGCAGAGTACGACAAGCCGCTATCTGAGCGCAGGCACGAGACTACGCTGGAGGAAGCGCAGGCGTGCTGGGAAAAGACCCTTGCAGACAGCAGAAAAGCCGCAGGGCAGAACGGAGGTGGTGATGCATGAATATCTTTAATTTGATGGCTACTTTGGGGCTTGATACCTCCGAGTATGAGCAAAACCTCGAAACTGCCAAAAAAGAGACGCAAAGCGCAGCAAATTCTTTGGGCCGCAGCGCAAACACCGCCGGGGGCGGCGTTGCAAGTATGGCAAACCAATTTGCAACAGCCAGCGCAAAAGCCAATATCCTTGCAAATATGCTTACCTCGCTCGGAACAAAGACGGTAAGTTTTGCAAAAGACTTTGTGGAGATGGGCATTTCTTATAATGCTCAGATAGAAAAGTACACCACCGGCTTTACCAATATGTTGGGCAGCGCGGAAGCCGCCCAGCAGGTCATGAGCCAGATCCAGGAAGACGCGGCAAAAACCCCGTTTGATGTCGAGTCCCTGACAAAGGCAAACCAATACTTGATCTCTGCAGGCGAGAACGCTTCCTATGCCCGCAATACCATCATGGCGCTGGGCGACGCAGTCTCTGCGACAGGTGGCGGAAACGACGAGCTGAACCGCATGTCCCAGAACCTGCAGCAGATCGCCAACACCGGCAAGGCTACAACGGCCGATATCAAGCAGTTTGCTTATGCTGGCATCGACGTGTACGGCATTCTGGCCGACTACACAGGCAAGTCCACCACCGAAGTGCAGAACATGACCATCAGTTATGATCTGCTGACACAGGCCCTGCAGGCCGCTTCCGAAGAGGGCGGGCGCTACTACAACAGCATGGACACCCAGAGCCAGACCATGAATGGCCGCGTGTCTACCCTGCAGGACAATGTAAAGCAGCTGGCGGGATTGCTGACCGGCGATTTATCCAGCGGCGTCGGCGTTGTAATCGGCAATCTGAACGACATGCTCGTCGCAGCACAGGAAGCCTACAAAACCGACGGCTGGATTGGTCTTGCGGGCGCAATTACCGGGTTGAGCGGTCCGATTTCGTCCGTCAAATCCTGGTTTGAGGGCTTTGCTTCCAGTGCCTCCACCTGGCTGGACAAGCTGAGCTATAAGCTCAACCGTTTTCTGGGGAAAGCGGCCACAGCGGATTACGACACATACGAGGAGTATGCAGACGCAAACCTCCGCCAAAGCAACCGTGACCGCTTACGGCAGCAAGCTCTTGCAGGCGTTGGCGTCAGCAATAAGAGCTGGTCTGAACGTCAGGCGGAGTTGGCGGCAGCCAGCGGCAACGGCGGCAGCAGCATCACCACAAGCCCGTCCGGCACGACCAAGAAAAAATCCGGCACAAAATCCACCACCGAAACGGTCATTGCGTCGGTGTCCAACACCGTGACCACCAGCGCCATGAACGCGCTGGGTGCCGTGACCACCAGCGTAGAGACCTTGCAAGAAAAAGTCAAAGATTCTGCAGGCAAAATCAAGGACCGGGTTACAACGACCACAACCGAGACCGGCAAGGAAATGGTCAACGGCGTAGCTACCACCTACAAAAAGGTCAACACCGTTGTGGACGGCGTCGTTACCAAGACCACCAAGGTCTATGATGACATGTCCAAGACCCTGACCGGTACCCTGACCAAGGTTGCAGAAACGACCTTTGACGGCATCACAACAAAAATCCAGGAAGCTACAGAAAAGTACGCCGACGGCAGCGAGCATATCAAGAAGACCGTCACAGAGACCGGCCAGCGCATCGGAAAGAACGGCGCGGAGACCTATGAGAAGATCATCACCTACATCGACGGAATCGAAGATAAGGTGAACGAGACCTCTACTCTTATCGACAAGAGCGTAAAGGGCACCCAGAGCCGCATTGACCAGCAGCTGAGTGAGGCTTCCGGCCAGCTGGATAAGGGCATTTTCGGGCTGGTAAAAAGCGCCTTTAGTGACGCCAAAAATGGCGACTGGGGCGGTCTCGCTCTGGATTTTGTCAATCTAATCTGGGGCGAAGTGTCGCAGGATCAGCGTGACGTGATCTCTAAGTGGCTTGCGGACGCGCTGACCGCAGTCAATGAGGGCTACTTCAGCGGTGGCATCGGCAAGGCGCTGGGGTCTATCCAGAGCATCTTCACAAACGGCATTACTGCCGGAGTGGATGGCGCCACTACGTCTGTAAAGGCGTTCTCTGAGATCGTGCAGGGCCTTGCGAGCTCTGGCGGCGTTGGCGGCGCACTTGGCAGCGTTGTGCAGGGTTTTTCTGGTATGGCTGGCGGCATCACGTCTGCGCTTGGCACTGTGGTGTCGTTCATCTCTGCAAACCCAGTCCTTGGCGTCATTCTCGGCGTTGGCGCTGTGGGTGCTGTAGCTGGCGGCATCGGGCTTGCGCTGTGGGCCAAAAACAAAAAGAGCAAAGACCCGGTCAATAATTACAAGAGCCCGTTTGACGATGTGGGCGTGTACGACAGCCTGAGCGAGTTTTCTACGAGGTCTGCGATGCAGTACCGAGTGATCGGACAGAGCAGCCACGCAGACAAGCAGACCAGCATTCTGGAGCGCATCGAGGAGCTTCTGGACGAGCATCTGCCTGCCATTGGCACCGGTCAGGTGGTCATGGATTCCGGCGAGCTGGTGGGTGTTATTTCGCCCAGGATGGCACAAAATGTTGACGCGCGCATCGGTGTGACCGTGACGAGGAAAGCGAGGGGTGTGTAATGGGCAAACTTTTGGGCGCACAAATTGGCAACTTCCACACCCTGAAAGACTGGGGGCTGTATCTCAAGGTCGGAAGCCCAAAAATCGGCCCTGCTGAGGTAGATGACTACCTTGTGCAGGTGCCGGGGTCTGATACCCTGCTCAACCTGACCAGTTCTTTGGACGGCAGGCCACACTACAAAAAGCGCACCATTACCATGGAGCTCAAGTGCACTGCACCGAAAAAGCAGTGGGAGAACCTCTACAGCACTATCGCAAACGCCATACACGGGAAATGGCTCCAGTGTAAATTCGACAATGACCCCAGTTTTTACTGGGAGGGGCTGTGGGATGTGTCCGTCAGCAAGGACGAATTATACTGTGTGTTTACGATTACAGGCACCTGCAACCCCTTCAAGCGCAGTGTATACGACGGCTCTGATGACTGGCTGTGGGATGACCTTGTATTTGATACGGCGATTATCCGCAATTATACGGATATCCAGCTCAAAGCCAACAAGGACATCACCGTAACCGTCACCGGTGCACCAAGAGCGGCTGGCATCTACTTCAAGCGCAGCGAGGACGCTGCCAACATTGCGGTGTCTCTCAATGGCCTTGAGGTTGGCATCCTTGCAAAGTCTACAGAGTGGCAGTACATTGAGGGCTTGCATATGCCGGATGGCGTTGTAGGTACTCTCATCTTTGCGGCGTCTGCGGATTGCAGCATCAGCATCCGATATCTGGGGGGCAGCTTATGAGCTATAAAGTTTATGCGGGCGTCCAGACCGGCGTTGACGTGTGGAAGACAAAGACCTGCATTTACGACCCAACGGACTACACGGACACAAAAAAGCTCATCAGTCCAACTCTGACACGGGAGGTGAGCAAGGCCGGCAGCTTGGAATTCACCCTGCCGCTTGGCAATGTGGCTCACTCAGCTTTGCAAAAAATGCGCACGACCGTGTCCGTAGAACAAGACGGTGTGCGCATCTGGGAGGGCAGGCCCATGAGCCATGAGCAGGATTTTATGCTGCGTCAAAAAGTCTTTTGCGAGGGAGAGCTGGCCTACCTCAACGACAGCTCTGTTGCGCCATATACAGCCAAAGACGTGACGATCAAGCAATTTCTTTCGTTTCTGCTGGAAAACCACACCGGCATGGTGGACGCATACAAGTCGTTTGTCTGCGGAAATGTTGGCTTTCCGAGCACCAGCGTGGTGGTGCCAGAGCTGCATAACTGCGTGATGAAACTGGAACACATGGCGGGTACTCCGGATAGTGACGGCGATTACAGGTATGAATATGGACTTTATACCTCGTCCGGCGTACAGCTTGTAAGCCAATATGAAGTCGGCTACTCGGATGATGACACGGCCCCGGATCCATCCGCGTACAGCTGGACGCTGAATGAAAAGCATGCAGATTCTTCCATAAACGGGTATATCTGGCGCACAGGAAACGGCCTGTTTTCCGTGAGCGTAAATGTGGCCCTGCCCTTGGACGGAGATGGCCAGACGCACGAAGCTACGCAAAGAACGGTTACGCCGGATATCACATGCGCCACGCATTCAAAATCCCTTCCGCCTGAGACGGAATACGATCTCAAAGACACGGTCTCGAAAAATTGGAAAATCGAAAAGAAGGGAGACGGTTATGCCGTCTTGTTCAACGGTGCAGCTTTGCCGGATTCTTCCGTGGTCCGTTACGATTCTGCGCCACGGTACACCTTTGGCGATGGACGAAATTTTGGCGTTACATGGGATGTCATCCAAAATGAGCTTGTGGATGTATACGGCGGTTATCTGATCGTCCGGCACGAAAACGGGGCCCGGTATCTGGACTACGTCCAGGAAGTGCAGGAGAAAAATGGGCAGCCCATCGCATTCGGCACAAACCTGCTCGACCTGAGCAGCTACGTCAAAGCAGAGGATATTGTCACCCGCGTCATTGCCGTCGGAAAAAAGAAATCCGGCTGGTTTTTGTGGGAGAAAACCAACACCATCACGGCAACCGCTAACGACGCCACCGCGCAAAAGCTGTTTGGCATCATCGCGCGGGTCATTGTGCAGGACGGAACCGAAAACACAACGCAGTCGCTTCTGGATGCCGCAAACGCGGAGCTGTCCAAAAACTTGCGTTACCTTGACGGAATCACGGTAAAGGCTGTGGACCTCAAGGATGCCGGTGTGGATATCGCCCGCCTTGGCTTTGGCAAGATGACACACATCTACTCCAACCCGCACGGGGTGAACACCTGGCTTTTGTGCTCTAAGCTTGTGGAACCTTTGGACGCGCCGGACAAAAAAGAATTCACGCTGGGCATTGATTTCTCCAGCGTCAGCGACTTGCAGGCCCTGAGCGCACGAAAAGCCAGTGACGCCTATGACCTGAGCCGCTCGCTGAAGGGCTATGCATCCGCAAAGGGGTGATAAATTGGATAAGACATTTGACGAAGCAATTTCCGAAGTCCGCAATGCAGAACGCGGCGTGGAAGTACGGGAAGCCCTTGCACAGGGCTTTGAGTATGTGAAGCAGTATGGCGAGGCTGTTATCGCGCGGCAGGAAGAAGCTGTTCAGAGTGCGGAAACAGCAACAAACGCGGCGGCAACTGCCACAGCACAGGCCGCAGCAGCAGCCCAGACAGTCAAGGACGCCACTGCAAACGCCATAAGCGCAGCGCAAGAGCAGGCAGGTATTTCGACATCGAAAGCCGAGGAATCTGCTTCCAGTGCCGAAGAAGCAGCGGCCAGTCAAACTGCTGCCGCGTCTAGTGCATCTGCCGCAAAGGCCAGCGAGGAAGCAGCTGCAAAGAGTGCCGCCGACGCAAAGGCTATCGTGTCCACTGACACGACCCTGACCGTATCGGGCGCACCGGCTGATGCAAAAGCGACCGGCGACGCCCTGGATCAGAGGTACACCAAGGCCCAGGCCGACGCCAAGTTCGGCACGCCGTATACCCTGCCGCCCGCTACGGCAGACCAGCTGGGCGGCGTGAAGGTAGGCGACTATCTGGACATTGCCCCGGACGGCACCCTGAGCGGCAAAACGCTCAATGATAAGATCGCTGCCGCCGTGGCGGTAAAGTCGGAGGCGCGGCTGGTGTGGAGCGGAAAAACAACGATTGGGAGTAAAAAAACTCAGACAATTAACGTTCAGGACGGTGTAGATTACGTTAACCTCCGCATAAACGAAACTGATTTTAATCTTACCCCTGGTATGACATATGAAACTGGCAGTTTTGGCGCGGGAAGTCTCAAGGTCACAGTATTATTTTCGGCCGACAAAAAACGTCTTGAATGTACCCTTACCAATACGCTGAATACTGTATCGGTTGTATTCACCGGCTACCACTACCCGACGTTGGAAGAGCTGCTGACCGAGACGCAGGCCGCGCAGGCGGACACGGACGCCCTGGCGGTAGATCAGGAGTACCGCGTCGCCCTGCTGGAACTGGGACTGACCGACGACACCACCACTGACACCACCACATAAGGAGGTAAACCTATGTTGTATCGTACCTGTAAACGCCTGATCGAGCGCGGACAGACCGCTGGTCTTGCGGACAAGCTGGACGTTTTCTACGCCATTGGCCGCATCACCGAGGCCGAGTATAAGGAGCTGATCGAGCTGCTGGAGGACAAGACCGGCAATAAGAACAAGGAGGCTTAAATGAGTAAAACAATCATGGACGTTTCCCGCTGGCAGGGCAACATCAACTGGGACAAGGTCAAAGCAAGCGGTCTTGTCTCCGGCGTGATGCTGCGTGCACTGGGCAACAGCGCGAAAGACGCGCCCAGCAAGCCGTACATCGACCCCTGTTTCGCCCGCAACTATGCCGAGTGCCAGCGGCTGGGAATCCCCTGCGGTGGGTACTACTACTGCAAGGCGGGCAACACGGCGGAAGCAGACGCAGAGCTTGCCCTGCTGCGCAAGGTGCTGACCGGCAAGACGGTGCAGCTGCCCGTTGCAGTAGACATTGAGGACAGCTATGTGCAAGCACCGCTCGACAAGCAGACCTTGACGGACATTGCGGCGCACGCTCTGGCTGCTATTGAGCAGATGGGCTTTTACACCATGCTGTACACCGGGCTGTACTTTGGCGAAACCAATCTGTACATGGGCGGGGCGGCGCTCAAGCCTTATGACGTATGGCTGGCAGCCTACCGCAGCAAAAAGCCTGAACCGGGCTGGCCGTTCGGCTTGTGGCAGTACACCAGCAAGGGCAAGATTCCCGGCGTTGTAGACGCGATACCGGGCAAGATTTCCGGCGTGGACTTGTCTGTGCCCTATAAGGACTACGAAAAAATCATTGCAAAGAAGGGTCTGACCCGTCTCCGGGAGGGCAAATGACCGAAAAAGAAGCTCTACTGTGGGTGCTGGGCATCCTGGGCAGCCTGTGCGCTGCGGTCATCACCATCGACAAGGTGCTGGACATCATCCACAAGTACGTCAAAAATGCACAGGCCCCCGACGATGCGCAGAACAAGCGCATTGACACCATTGAAAAGCGACTGGCTGCGGTAGAAACTGTTTCCACGCAGCACGCCGCGGCCCTTAGACGCGATTTGACGCGCTTTGACGGCATCGATGAAGAAATGCGTCTTGTCCTTGTTGGCGTGCAGAATCTTCTGGATGCGCAACTATCCGGAAACAACCGCGAAGGTATGCAAAAAAGCAAATCCGATATTAACAACTACCTGCTGAAAGGAGTAACAAATCATGGAAGCAATGCTTAACTTTATCCCCGCCCCCGTCGCAATCGTTCTTATTATCGTCGGCTTTGTGGCTTTGGCTGTCGGCGCTATCCGCATGGGCTATAAGCAGCTTGTCAAAGATCTGGCCTATGACCTCGTGTGCAAGGCCGAGGACAGCATCATGGGCAGCGGCCAGGGCGCAAAGAAAAAGAAGCAGGTCTTTGACGCGCTGCGTGCGGCCTGCCCTGCATGGCTGAAGCCTATCATCACGGATGAAGTGCTTGACGCGGTGATTGAAAAGGCCGTAAGCCTGATGAAGAAGGCACTGGCAGAAAAGAAGCCTACCATCAACAAGGAGTAATTTATGATCGAGCTAAGCGTATCTCTCGCATCCAATGGCGTCGTCAAAGTGCCGGGCTATGAGCAGCTGGTGCGCTTTGGCTACACCAAAAACCGGGGCGTGTACCGTCTTGCCGTCACTGCAACCGGCGAGTGGGAGGGCCTGACCATCCGGGCATTTTGGCACCTGCCGGGCGGCGGGGCACCGGCATCCTCGCTGGTGGTAGACGGCTCTGTGGATGTGCCCGCCAGCGTGACCGCACAGCCCGGAAACGGGTGCGTCACCTTTGAGGGCAGTGACGGCACCAAGACCGTCACCAGCGCAGACCTGCGGTATCGTGTCAGTGCCAACAGCGGCACAGAGGACGGCACAGAGCCGGAGCCGGGCACCCCTGCATGGCAGCAGCTGGTGGATGCCGTGCACACCGATGCCACCGCCGCAGAGCAGGCCAAGACCGATGCACAGACGGCAGCACAGCAGGCTGGTGCGTCTGCCGGTGAAGCGGCCACCAGTGCGGGCAATGCAGACCAGAGCGCTCAAGAAGCCGCTGATAGCTTTGCAAGAACTGAAGGACGGCATTGCCGCTGGTGATTTCAAAGGCGAGAAGGGTGACAAGGGCGACACTGGCCCCATCGGCCCGGTCGGCCCGCAGGGTGAGCAAGGCCCCACAGGCGCTACCGGAGCCACTGGCCCACAGGGCGAGACTGGCCCTCGTGGCGAACAGGGGCCGCAGGGCATTCAGGGTGAGCGCGGCCCGCAGGGTGCACAGGGGCCGCAGGGTGAAAAAGGTGACACCGGCCCGCAAGGCCCGAAAGGTGACCCCGGCCCGGTAGGTGCAGACGGCAAAGATGGTACGCAAATCGATGATACCACCGTGGGGCCCGACGCATGGAGCAGCAAGCACATCGTGGATATGCTCTGCCCACCGCTGGAGGAGACCGGGAACCCTGTTGTGTTCTACCCTGTGGCAGACTATCCGCTGGGTGTGACTGCCAGCTGGGAACCTGTGCAGGAGGGCAGCGGTGACCCAAGCCCGGACAACATCCGGCCTATCAAGGGGCGGGACAGTGTGAAGGTGGAGCGGTGCGGGGGGAATGCTATTGAGTTTTTAAGAACAAATGATTCCCATGAAAGCGTTAAAATAGCAGTAGACGCAGAAAAAAATATTACGCTTAACGGAGCATTAACTCGCGGAGCCAATATCATAATTGGAATGTGTCGGCTGCATTGGGTTGCGGGAAAAACCTACACCATGTACGTCAAGAAGGTGGGCGGCAGTGCCTCTCTTGGAAGCGGTGACGGCATTACTTTTGCCTATTCGCTGTTCACGCAGGATTATAATCGTTACTTCCATGGTGATACACGCAGCACAAACCTTAATGCGTATATTGCAAGCGATGCTGCGCTGGCAGAAACCGAGCTTGTTTTTATGCTGCAATGCTGGCGAGCAAATACAGTATTCAACAACTTCAAATTCCAAATCGAAGTTGTTCCTGGCACCACCGCCCCTACCACCTACGCCCCATACACCGGCCAAACCGCCACCCTCACTCTGCCCCGCACCATCTACGGCGGCACGGTGGATGCAGTGACGGGAGAGGGGCAGGAAACGTGGAAAATAGCAACCATTGATGCTAAAAAAATCAAATTCTCATCTGATGGTAATGATAGATTTTGGAATTTGCCGTACCACACAGCAGATGGTGCAACTGGCGCATCTAAAATTATATGCAGCCATTTCATTTCCTCTACATTTTTAGTAAATGAACCATATGCGTTCTTTTTTACGCAGCCAAACCGTTTGCAGAACTTGTTCTCAAGTGTAGATGAGCTGAATGATTATTGTGCTGCACAATATGCCGCAGGAACGCCTGTGCAGATTGTGTATCAGTCGCTGAAAGAGCCTGTGCCTTTTACAGCCACCGGAGCGCAGCCTATCCCCGCCCTCCCCGGCGTGAACACCATCATGACCGACGCGGACAGCGTGATGGTGACCAC